TGCGCATCGCCTTCACGGCAGGTTTCGGCGATGCCAATGCGGTGCCGCAGCCGATCAAGACGGCGATGCTGATGATCATCGCGCAGCTCTACGAGAAGCGTGGCGACAGCAGCGACGCCAAGGAGATCACCATCCCCGCGGCCGCCCGCTGGCTGCTCGGCCCTTACAGGATCGAGCCGATCTGATGCCCGCGATTGGGGAGCGGGACCGCCGCATCACCATTCGGCGCGATATCGGCACCGAAGTGGATGCATTCAATGTGCATATCGAGGATTGGTCGGATTTGGCAATCGTCCGGGCCAAGCGGACCGACGCCAGTGCGGCGGAGAGCTACCGGGCGCAGGAGGTCGGCGCCCAGATCTCGGCGCGCTTCGTCATCCGCCGGACGTCGAAGGTCGCCGACGTGAACCCGAAAGACCGCATCAGCTTCAACGGGCGCGAATACAACATCACCCGCGTCGGCGAGCCGGCCGGCACGCGCAACCGCTGGATTGAGATCGATGCCGTGGCGAGGGCGGAGGGATAGCCATGGCGGACGGCATCACGATCTCCATTGAAGGCCTTGCCGAGCTGCAGACGGCTCTTCGCGAGCTGCCGGACGCTACGGCGAAGAACGTGCTGCGCCGGGTTGGCAAGACGCGATTGGCGCCCATGGCCGAGCGCGCGCGCCAGCTCGCCCCGGTGGATCAGGGGGAGTTGCGCGACAGCATTGCGGTCTCGACAAAACTCACCCGGCGGCAGCGCTCACTGCATGTCAAGGAAAGCCCTGACGCGATCGAGGTGTTCGCCGGCGCCGGTCCGCATCCGCAGGCGCATATGCAGGAATATGGCACGGAGCATAACGCACCGCAGCCCTTCATGCGGCCAGCCTGGGATGCCGAACGGGACGGCGTGCTGGAGGGCATCAAGGACGATCTCTGGCAAGAGATCGAGAAGGCGGCGAACCGCCTGGCGCGGAAACGGGCGAAGGCGGCGCGCTAGCCATGGAAGAAGCCATCATCGCCAAGCTGCTGGCTGACAGCGGCGTGACCGCGATCGTCCAGGCCCGCGTCTTTCCCGTCTCCCGGCCGCAGGGCACGGGCCTGCCGGCGGTCACGGTGACCCGGGTCAGCGGCGGCCCTGAATATGCCGATGACGGCGAGGCAGGGCTTGAGGAAGCGCGCATTCAGATCGATTGCCGGGCCGACGCTTACCAGGCAGCCAAGCTGCTGGCGCGCGCCGTGACGGCCTCGCTGTCCGCGTTCCAAGGGACGGTGGGTGCAACGACATTTCAGGACATCGAACTCGATATCGAGCGCGATCTGCGGGAGAGCGGCACGAACGCGGCCGATTATCCCTTCCGGATCTCTCTCGATTTCATCGTCTGGGCTGAACGGTAGGCAGGAAAGGGCACCGACATGGCTGCAAGAATTGGCCGAAAGATCAAGTTTCGCTGGGGCACGCCGGCAACAGAAATCCCCGGTGTGCGTGAGAAGGGCGTCACACTGAATGGCGAGGCGGTCGATGTCACCGCCGATGACGACAATGGCTGGCGATCCCTGCTCATCGATCCGGCGGAAAACCAGGTGGAGATTTCGCTCTCGGGCGTGACCAAGGCTCATACGCTGAAGGCGGATTGGTTTGCCGGCAGCCGCAGCAAATATGCCGAGATCGAATATGACGACGGCGCCAAGATCCGCGGCACCTTCTTCCTGTCGAACTATAGCGAGACGGGCGTCTACAACGACGCCGCCACGTTCGAGGCGACGCTGATGTCGTCAGGCGTCATCGAGTATACGCCAGGACTCTAATCCAACCAGATTTAGAAATCTGACGCGCGATAGCCGCCGTCAGCATGCCAGATATAGGAGACTGACATGGTTGATCTCGTCGTCACGCCGGCGAATGTCGTTAAGGGCGCGACCGCCAAGGTGGAGACCGGCATCGCCGGCGCCGCCATCGCCGCCGGCCAGACGGTCTATAAGGACCCGGCCGACAGCAAATACAAGTTGTGCGATGCGGATGCGGGCACGGCGGACGTACGCACGACGCGAGGCGTTGCGCTCAATGGCGCCGGCAATAATCAGCCGCTCGCGGTGCAAACCGGCGGGCGCTATACCGCTGGCGCAACGGTTGTTCCCGGTACGATCTATGTCCAGTCAGACACGCCCGGCGGCATTATGCCGGCGGCGGATCTTGATCCCGGCGACTATGTCACCGTGCTCGGCGTCGGCGTTTCGGCGACGGACATCGATCTCAACATTCATGTCTCTGGCGTCGCGGTCTGAAGATGGCGGTGTTTCAAGAGGTCAAGCTCGGCTGGGGAGGGAAGGATTTTATCATCCCACCCTATCGCGTGCTCGGCGCCATCGCCGAGATCGAGCAGATCATCACGCTGCCGGAGGTGGCCGCCTATAGCCAGCGCGGCACGGCGCCATTGGCCAAGCTGGCGCAGGCTTTCGGGGCTGCCCTGCGCTATGCGGGGGCAAAAGTCGGCGATGACGAGGTCTATGCCGGCATGCTTGGCGCTGGCGATGGTCAAACGGCCGCCGTCGCCTCGGTGACGACGTTGCTTCAGATGATGATGCCGCCAGGCGCTATGATGGAGAAGGCAACCCCCCAGGGAAACCGGCAACCGGCCGGTGCGCGCTTGTCAAGGCGTGCTACCAGGCCCTCGTCATCAAAGCAAAAACGGTAGACCGCGACGCCTTCTGGCGCATGTCGCCAACCGAGGTTTGGTGGCACATCGAGGCCGGCCAGCCAGTGAAAATGTACGGCTCGATGACTGAGGCCGAGGTGGCGGAAATCTATGCCGAAACCTATGGCGATTATCATCCGGAAGAGATGATTCATGGCACAGACGGCTGAGATCGGCGCGCTGCACGTAACCCTCGCCCTGAATGCGGGGGAATTCCGCCGTGGATCCAAACGCGTACAGCAGGATATCAGCACGCTCGGCAAGGCCCTCGGCGAGATCAGCGAGCGCATCAATGAGGCCTCGTTCCATTTCAACAACGGCATCACCGCGGCGCGCCGGTTTGCGGATGCGGCGATGTCCGTGGTCGGCGTCGCCGCCGAATTCGGCAAAGGCATGGCGAGTGTCTCGACGCTCGTCGATACCGCGGCCGAAAGCATGACGGAAATGGGCGAGGCAGTGCTCGCCATCGGCCGCAAGGTGCCGGTGCCGCTCGCCGAGCTGACGCAGGGGCTTTACGATATCCGTTCCGCCGGCATCCCAGCGTCCGACGCCATTGACGTCCTTAATCGCTCGGCGCGGCTTGCCGTTGCCGGCCTCGGCACGACGCGCGAGGCGGCCGATCTCGTTACCTCCTCGCTCAATGCCTTTGGGCTGAAGGGCCGCGATGCCGCCGAGGTCTACAACAACATCTTCAAAACCATCCAAGCCGGCAAAACCACCATCTCCGGCCTGGCGCAGGGTTTCGGCGCGGTGGCGGGCACGGTCGCGACCGCCGGCGTCAAGCTCGACGAATATCTGGCCAGCGTTGCCGCGCTCACCGTCACCGGCCTGCCGGCGGCCGTGGCGCACACGCAATTGCGCGCCGCCATCGCCGGCCTGACGCGCGAGAGCGAGATCGGCAAGGCCGTACTCGATGCTCTGGGGGCAAAAACCTTCAAGGAGCTGATCGACAAGGCCGGCGGCATGGTCAACGCCTTCAAGCTCGTTACACAGGCGCTTGGGGGCAATGACGCCAACATCATCAAGCTGCTCGGCTCGGTCGAGGCCTACAATGCGGTGGTCGCGCTGACCGGAAGGCAGAATACGGTGTTCACGGACACCCTAGGTAAGATGCGCAATGGCATCGATACCGTGGGAGGGGCGTTCGATAAGCAGAATGCCACCATGTCGTCGTCGCTGCAGCGGCTAACCAATGGGGTAACACAGTTCGGCATCGCCTTCGGTAATGCGCTGGCGCCGGTGATCGAGGAGGTGACAGACTTCGTCACCGGCATTACCGAGGCCTTCAAGAACCTCACGCCTGAGATGCAGGAGCTGATTGCGCGCTTCGGCATGATCGCCGCTGCGATCGGCCCGGGCGTCATCGCTGCCGGCTTCTTTGCCAATGCTCTTGGCGCGCTGATCCCGGTCTTCACCACGATCGGCGCCACGGTCGCCGCGCTCATCGCATCGACGGGACCGATCGGGCTGTTCGTGATTTCGGCGAGCGCGGCGGTGACGGCCTGGAACATCTTCAAGGACGACATCATCACCATCTTCAGCGCCGTATGGCGGGCGATCAGCGATACCATCGACAAGATCGTCGAGCGTCTCAAGGGCCTCGGCACTTTCATCGGCGCGGTGTTCAGCCAGCTTGCCTCGGGCGAGTTCACCCGGGCTTGGGAAACGCTGGGGGCGGGGATTCAAATCGCCTTGTCCGGCGCCAATGCGGAAGCGGACAAACTCATCGGCAAGATGGACGACCTCGCCAACCCGGAAACACGGGCCAAGCCCTTTAGTCTTCCCGGCATGCCCAAGCCTGTCGACTACACCGGGCCGATCGTCACCGATCCCGGCGCGGAGGAGAAGGCGCGCGCCGATGCGCAGGGGCTACACAATGCTGAGCTGAGGAATTATCTGCAATTGCGCAGGCTGCAGGCAGAGATCGAGGAGGAAATCGATCCGATCACGGCAAAGCTCGCCGAGACCCAGGACAGGCTGAACCGCGCTTTTCAGAAGGGCGCCATCGATTCCGAGCAGCTCGGCATTGCGCTGGCGAAGGCCTCGGCCGTCGCGCAAAACGCCTATGCCTCGGTCGCCTCCGGCATCGTCAGCGATCTCGGCAAGGTATTCGAGAGCTCCAAGGCGATCGCCGTCGCCCAGGCGTTGATCAACACCTATCAGTCGGTCACCAATGCGCTGGCGAATGTGCCCTACCCACTCAATCTCGCGGCCGCCGCGGCCTCTCTCGCCGCCGGCATGGCGCAGGTCGCCAATATCCGCAAGACCACCAAGGGCTCGGGTGGTGGCGGGGGAGGCGGCGCTGGCGCAGCGGGAGGCGGCGCCGCGGCGCCGGCCGCGCCGATGACGACGCTGCGCATCGAGGGCATCGATCCGAGCCGGCAATATTCCGGCGCCGCGGTGCGCGGACTGGTGGAAGAGATCAATGATTTCGTCCGCAATGGCGGCATACTGGTGTCAAGCGGAGTTGCGGCATGACCGGTACCGTCATCTCGCAATCGCTGGTCATTTCGCCCGGCGGCGACGGCATCAACAATGACAATCCGATCATCGGCTACCGCACGCTGGCCGATGGCGCCAACATCTCGGCGACCTCGTCGCAGGCGGGGTTTCCGGCGAGCAATCTTGCCAATCCGGCGACGCATCTGCTCTGGAAAGCGCAAGGGCCGACGCCGATCGCCGATCAGTATCTGACCGTGGCGCTCGATTCAGCGGACAATATCGATTACCTCGCCGTCGCCGCCCACAATTTCGGCTCCGGCCTGATGGCGGTCTCGGTTGAGGGCAATACACAAAATCCGGAGAATTGGTTCCAGCTAGTCTCCGAACATCTGCTCGTGAGCGACGGCCCGATCATCTTCCGTTTCATGCCGCAATCGCTTCTCGGCATCCGTTTGCGCATCCGGCCGAGCGCGGCCGTCCCGGCGCTGATCCCGCAATGCGCCGTGCTCTATACCGGGCTCCTCCTTACCCTGCAGCGCCGCCTCTATGTCGGACACACGCCGATGCCATTCGGCCGGCAGCTGCAGACCGCCAATCTGATGAGCGTCTCCGGCGCCTTTCTCGGCCGCATCGTGCTCGGCGGCAAAAGGCGGTCGGCGATCGAGCTGCGGAACATCACGCCCGCCTGGTATCGGCAGCATATGGACCCGTTCCTTATCGCCGCACAGGAGATCCCCTTCTTCTTCGCTTGGCGCCCGGGGACATATCCGGAAGAGGCCGGGTTCGCCTGGCTGGCCGATGATCCCGATGTCGCCAATCAGGCGCCAAACGGCTTGATGCAGGTCTCGATGCGGATCGAGGGCGTGGTATGACCAAGCTGCTCACCTATGTCGAGATCGATGTGCCGAGCTTCTCGCCGACATCGCCCGAAACAATACAGACCTTTCGCTTCGCCATGCCGGCGGACTATCTGCCGAATACGATTGACGCGATCCCCTCGATCTCTTCGGTTTCATTCGATCCGGCGCTGATTTCTCTCGGCGAGAGCCTCGGTCAGCGCGCCTCGCTGAAGGTCTCTTTCCGCGACCACAAACACATCTTCTCAGGCGAGCCTTATGATCGGGGCAGCTTCTGGGGCAAGTGGCGAGGCCGCTATGGAACCCGGCTCCGTGGGCGCAATATCCGCCTCATCCGCGGAGTGCTCGGCCAAGCCATCGGTGAGATGGAGACACGCCATTATATTGTCGAGTCGGTGGAAGGCCCGACGCCGGATGCCGTCTATACCATCCTCGCCCAAGACGTGTTGAAGCTTGCCGATGACGACCGGGCGCAGGCGCCGGTCATCTCCAAAGGATCGCTCGCCGGCTCGATCGATGCTGTTACGACCTCGGCGGCGCTGTCGCCGGCCGGGATCGGCAATCTGGAATATCCAGCCGCCGGCTATGTCTGCATCAGCGGCAAGGAGGTGTGCGCCTTTACGCGCGGCGGCGATACCCTGACAATCACGCGCGGCGAGTTTGGCTCGATCGCGCAGCCCCACGATGCCCGCGACCGCGTGCAGCTCGTCATCCGCTATGATGGCGACGATGTCGCGGACGTGCTCTATGATCTCCTGACGAACTATGCTGGCGTACCTGCCAGCTATATTGACTTGTCCGAATGGCGGGCGGAGACCGCGGCGAATCTGGGCGTGATCTATGCCGCCACGCTGACCGAGGCGACCAGCGTCCGGACGCTGATAAACGAGCTGATCCAGCAATCCGCCATCGCGCTCTGGTGGGACGATCTGGCGCGGAAGGTCCGCCTGCGGGTCTTGCGTGAGATTTCGACCGATGCCGATATCTTCGGCGAGGACCGCATCCTTGCTGGCTCCTTGCGCGTGAAAGAGCAGCCGGGCAAGCGCATCAGACAAATCTGGACCTATTACGGGCAGCGCGATCCAACCGATGGCGGCGCGAAGGAGGACGGCTATCGCGCCGCGCTCGCAACGGTCGATCTAACGGCCGAGGAAGCTTATGGCGCGCCCGCCGTCACCAAAGTGCAATGCCGCTGGATCGAAACGCTGTCGGCGGCCGAGCGGCTCAATCAGATACAGCTATCGCGCCATCGCGATCCGCCGCGCAACTTCCAATTCGCGCTGGCCTTTGACGAGATCGTCGCTCTCGCCGGCGGCTATCAGATTTCATGGTGGGCCAATCAGGACGAAACCGGCGCCCAGACGCCGGCGAAGATCCAGGTGACGAAGATTACGCGCTTGCCTGACCGCATCGAGATCGAGGCCGAGGAAATGCTGGCCTCGGGCAGCATCGTGCTGACCCGTACGGTGCTGCTGACCGCCGCCGCCGGCCCGCAGAGCTGGAATGTGCCTGCGACGTGGAACGCCGCCGACAACAGAATCGAGGTGATCGGCGGCTCGGGCGCCGGTGCCGGCAACTCCTCCCCGCAGGCCGGCGGCAAGGGCGGCGGTGGCGGCGCCTATTCGAGGATCGTCAATCTGGCGCTGACGCCGGGCGCGATGGTGTCCTATCAGGTCGGCGCGGCCGGCGTCGCGGCGCCGAGCGCGCCCGGCGGCAATGGCGGCGACACATGGTTCAACGGCGCCAGCTTGAGTGCCTCCAGCGTTGGCGCCAAGGGCGGTCTTGGCGGCAATGGCAGGACCGGCGCCGGTACGGGCGGCCAAGCGGCGAGCGGCATTGGTACGCTGAAGACATCTGGAGGCAATGGCGGCAATGGCGGCGCGCATGACGGCAGCCGGGCCGGCGGCGGTGGCGGCGGCGGCGCTGGGGGACCGAACGGCGATGGCGGCAATGGGGCCAGCGGCTCCACCGATAGCACGCCTGGCCGCGGCGGCGGCGGCGCCGATGGCGGCGAGGATGGCCGGAATATCGAGGGCGGCAATAACCGTTTCGGCTTTGGCGGCGGCACATCGGCCTTACCGACCGGACAGCAGGGGGGCGGCGGGCGCGGCGGCGACTCCTCGGCAGCCGCGGGACCGGGCGGTTCCGGCGAGCAGATCTGGTCGCAGACTGAGCCGCCCGTGATCTCGGCCGGCCCCGGTGGCGGAGGCGGCGGCGGCAGGGCGCAAAATGCCGGCGCGCCTGG